GAGCTAGAAATCCCCCAACGATTAGCTGAAGCACTCCCCGATGAAAGTGGCGGATCGGCTGAAGGTCGGGCATGGTTCAAAGATAACCGTGAAAAAATTGCCGTAGAGCGGGCTAAATTGGCATAATTCAGTTCTATGAGTGAGCATATCAAAATAGGTGTGGATGTAGGCTCAATAGCTTTAGTTGGAGCAACATTAGTAGATATGTTACCAGCCATAGCAGCAGTGTTTAGTATTTTATGGTCTGCATTACGTATTATGGAAACAAAGTTCGTAAAGAATTTACGTAGTAAATGGCTAAAGCGGTAGTAGAAGCAAATGGTATGGATGGTGCTATTGATATACGGCTAATAGTAACTTTAGGAGGTATTTTATTTTCTGTAGTGGGTGCCGCAGCTATAGCTAGGCACCAAATAAAGTCTCTAATAGAAAAACTTCACGATGTTGAAAATAGGTTACGTTCTTTAGATAAAGTAACGGATACGCAAGAAGTTTCAGTTCAAAATCATTCTCAACGCTTAGAAGTTATATCGGGTATGTTAGCCCCCAAGGAGCGAGAGACGAGAGCTAGAGAAACTGCTACGATGCTTACCTCTATAAAAAAACTAGAGAAAGATGTAGATAGTTTGAGGAACATGCACAACGGTTCTCACCCTAAAACCGGAGGTTCTGGATGATTGCTTCTCTAGTCTCAGCTATTTTACCGGGTGTAACGGATATCATCGGCAGATTCTTACCCGAAGATAAAGAAGCTCGTGCTAAGGCGGAGCGGGAAATTGAGCAACAGTTATCTACGCATCTCGCTAGAATTGATATTGCTCAGTTAGAGGTAAACAAAGAAGAAGCCAAAAGTAGAAATGTTTTTATTGCTGGGTGGAGACCCTTTATCGGTTGGACGTGTGGAATCGCACTATGTTGGACGTATATCTTACAGCCCATAGCGCAGTTTGTCCTGGCGCAAACAGGTCATCTAATTGATCTCCCCGGTCTTGATATGAGCACCATGATGCCGGTTCTTCTTGGGATGCTCGGATTAGGTGGCTTACGTAGCTTTGAAAAATTTAAGGGGATAAGCAAATGAAGTTTCTTCTTACGGTTACGGTAATCTTTCTTCTTTTTTCTTCCCCTGTTAGTGCCGATGCGCCAAAGCAGCAACACGAGGAAATGCTTTATCCAACTGTCCTTGTAACAACGGGATCGGCAAGTAGTGGTAGCGGTAGTGGTACGGTTATCTACTCAGAGATGAATGGCGGTGAATGGGAGAGTTACGTCTTAACTAATCACCATGTTGTGAACAACGCTATCAGCATCCAGAAAATATTTGATCCTGTAGAACAGGAGACAAAAGAAGTCGAGATGCGCCGTCCGGTCAAAATCGACATATATGAGTACAACGACTATTCAACAGCTATCGGTACTACGGGGCGAACGGGTAATATTGTTGCATACGATAAACTTCGTGACCTTGCTTTGATACAGATAGATGACAGGGAGCGGCCCGTAAAATATGTTGGTAAACTCTACCCGGAAGACGTAGATGGTCCTTGGATTTTTCAAGAGACATTTGCTGTTGGGAGTGGATTGGGTGCACCCCCTTTTCCAACAGTAGGGTTACTATCGGGATATGGGAAGGACAAGGATGGGAGAGCGCTATATTTGTCCAGTTCACCTATTATTTTTGGTAATAGCGGCGGCTCGCTCTGGGTTAAAAATGAGCGTGGATATGAACTGATTGGGGTGCCATCGATGGTGTCGGCCTATGGCTGGGGAAATGTTGTCAGCCATATGGGCTGGTCCCGTCCCATAGCAGAGATCAGGGTTTTCCTGAGAGACAATAACTATGGATATTTACTGGGCGATCCTATTGAACCTGAATCAGATGATGATGAAAATACCGATTTGTAGGTGGTGCGAAAAAACAGTGAATCCAGAAGAATGTTATGCCGATATGGTTGTTGATGGGTATGATATAAAATGGGTTTGCGGATGCGGCGTGGATGTAACTCGGGACGCTGGCGGTATATTGAATGGCGTAGAGGCTAAAGCCGTTGATAGAACAGCTTAGAGAGGAATTAGAGGTCGATGAAGGGTGTATGTACTCTATATACCTAGATCATCTTGGGTATAAAACGGTTGGTATAGGGCATTTATGTAAGAGAAACGATCCAGAACGGGATATGAAGGTAGGAACTCCTGTAAGTAAAGAACGTGTTAAGGAGTTATTTGAGAAAGATATAGCCCAAACTATAAAGGATTGTTACAAATTAATACCGGATTGGGATATGTTGCCAGAAGAAGTACAGCTAATATGTGCGAATATGTGTTTTAATTTAGGGGTTAATAGGTTTGGACGATTTGAAAAATTTCTCGCTGCTATAGAAAATAGAGATTGGGGCACTGCAGCACACGAGATGGAAGATTCTAAATGGCGTAAACAAGTGCCGAAACGTAGTGGTAGACTCATAATGAGGATGCAAAAAGGGGTAGAAAAATGAAGCGGCGGCAAGAAGCACGAAGAGAATCAGATACTACAATAATAACCGCGCATGACGAAGAAATTGTATGTGCTTCTTGCGGATTTGATTTGGATGAGAGTGAATTAAGTGCTTCTAAATGCTCAGATTGTGGACAGCCTTTAGAATTGAAAAAAAGTATCTCTATAGAGGCGACATCAGTACCTACACATGGAGATTCCTAGGAGTAAAACTACATGCCTCTAAAGAAATTAGAATTGAAGCCGGGAGTAGACCGAGAAAGAACACGCTATTCGTCTGAAGGTGGATGGTACGAGTGTGATAAAGTACGGTTTAGACAGGAATTTCCTGAAAAAATAGGGGGTTGGAAACGTATATCTGCTAATACATTTACGGGTATATGCCGGTCTTTGTGGGCTTGGACAACTCTTGCTGGACAGCGGTTTGTGGGAGTGGGTACACACCAGAAATTTTATCTGGAACTCGGCGGTAACTACTACGATATAACCCCTATACGCGCTACTACTACAAATGCGGCTACTTTTGCCGCTACAAATACTTCTACTACAATAACTGTTACAGATAGCAGCCACGGTGCCGCGGTAGGAGATTTTGTTACTTTTAGTAGCGCCGTATCCCTCGGGGGTACTATCACTGCAGCCATCTTAAACGCTGAGTTTGAGGTACAAACAGTGCCCTCTTCTAATACTTACACCATAACCTCATCGGTAGCAGCTAATTCCTCCGATTCCGGTAACGGGGGGTCTGCCACTGACGCGGCTTATCAAATAAGTCCCGGTCCAGCGACTGAAGTGCCTCTTACAGGGTGGGGAGCAGGTACATGGGGTGAAAGTACGTGGGGTGTTGGAGGTACCGGCACGATAAAACTAAGGTTATGGTCCCAATCAAATTTCGGAGAAGACCTTATATTTGGGCCTAAAGGCGGTACCGTATATTATTGGGATGCTACCAATAGTCATACTACTAGAGCCATTGCCCTAACGGGTACTGATATTCCCACAAAACAGAATCTTGTACTTGTATCAGACATTAACAGGTTCGCATTTTGTTTTGGCGCAAATACCATATCTACCTCTGTGCAAGACCCTATGCTTATTCGGTGGTCGGATCAGGAAGATGCTACTAATTGGAAGCCTTCCGCCACTAATCAAGCAGGTAGTCTGCGATTATCTAGGGGTTCAGAAATTATAGCTGCGAAGCAAACCCGTCAGGCTATCACCGTATGGACAGATACTGCTGTGTATAGTCTACAGTTTTTGGGTGGTCAGGCTGGATGGGGGGCACAACTTATAGGGGATAATGTGTCCATAGTCTCCCCCAATGCCGCATGTTATGCGGGGGGTGTATCTTATTGGATGGGTAAAGATAAATTTTATTTGAGTGACGGAAATATTAAGGTTCTTCCTTGTAATTTATTACGTTATGTATTTGGTGATTTTAATCTAGGACAGACTGACCAAATATTCTCTGGTTCAAATGAAGAATTTCAGGAAGTATGGTGGTTCTATTGTTCTAGTGATTCAACCGCTATAGATAAATATGTTATATATAACTACAAAGATAATGTGTGGTATTACGGTACTTTAGCCAGAACTGCTTGGTTGGATTCCGGTATGCGTGATTACCCCATCGCTGCTACATATACCTACAATATTGTAAACCATGAAGAAGGTATAGACGATAATGAAACTGGTACGGAGACAGCTATAAACGCCTATATAACTTCTTCCGAATTTGATACGGATGATGGGCATAAGTTTACACTTGTGTCTCGTGTATTACCCGATATAACTTTTGATGGGTCTACCATCGACTCACCCAGTACAACATTTACGTTGTTCCCCCTACAGAACTCCGGTTCGGGGTATAATAGCCCTGCCTCAGAGGGGGGTAATAGTACGGATACGGTGACGAGAAGCGCTACCGCGCCCGTAGAGAAATATACAAATAGGCTGGATATACGAGTACGTGGTAGGCAGATGGCATTTAAGGTTGAATCTACTGCTATTGGTGTACAGTGGCAATTAGGGTCTCCTAGATTAGATATGAGAGTAGATGGAAGGCGATAAGATGGAAGATATTGGGGGAAATAGATGTCTTGTATGTGGTTGTGATAAACCGAAAGTATTTGTTCATGGGCATTACCAATGCGCGGACTGCAAGTGTGTGGCTGACGGTGATTGCTGTCAGGGAGCTAGTATTACCACCGGTACGTCAAAGGAATTGGAAGGTTCTGAATAGTGTCTTCTAAATATGACATTAAGCTGAATTTTACTTCCCCTATTCTGCCCATCGTACCTGCTGAATATAATATGCCGTATTTTGATAATTATAACGAATTATTGAGATTATATTTTTCACAGACTAATGAAGCATTAAGGGTCGCTAATGCACAGGAATATTCCGAATCTGCGGCTTGGTTTTTTGGATAATGGCCAATAACTATAAAAATGCAAAGGTAGACCTTACCGGTACAAGTCCAACGGTGTTGTATACTTGTCCTGACGCAACTACCGCTGTTTTTAAATCTATATTGGTATCTGAAGATTCTGGTAATGCTGATACTATAACTGTTACGCTTACTAATTCTGCCACCGCTGTATTTAGTATATTTAAGGTTAAGGCAGTTGGCGCAAACACCACAATAGAACTACTAACTGCCCCCCTTGTAGTCGAAGAGGCTGAAATATTAAAAGTAACTGCTGCCACTGCCAATAGATTACATGTAGTAGCTAGTTTCCTAGAAATTGGATAGTCTATTATGGCTCATATGGAGACAGTTAATAGTAAAACTAGGAAATTAAAGACTCCAGATATTATCCTCATGGCACTTGACCAGCTTGGTACTGGGGATATGAATATGGCTACAGCACTAGCTACTATCACTAGAGAGGGTATGTTAAAAACGGCGGATACTACTCAGATAGGTAATACTGTATTTTTGGCAAATCGTGGAGTAAAAACTAATAAAAATAAAGTAGTAGGTAGGGCGTTTAACGTAGATACCGCCAGAAATTATATAAATAATTGCTTAGATTATATAGAGTATTTACGTAAAAAAGGTACTACTCACTACGCTGTTATGTTTGAGGGGTCTGAAATACTAAAACTAATTCAATTTATGAAAAAAATAATGAAAGATATAGACACTAATATTTATATCGGACAGATGGAAGACGGTAGTTATACCGCATATTTCAAAATTGGTAGAGACCCCATACCAAGGGCTTTTAAATAATGAGTAGTGTATTTAAAGTTTTTTCCGCGCCTGTTAAATGGATAGGAGATGCTGTTAGTTCTGTAATTGATTTTGCTGTAGATAGTATTCTAGAGCCGGTAATTGATATTGTATCCGGCGTTGTAAAGGGGATGATGGATGACCCCCTTACAACTATTGCTACTATAGCCGCTTTAGCCACAGGAAATGCGTGGGCTATCCCCCTTATAAACGGAGTTAGTGCCGCTGCCCAAGGCGGCGATATAATGGATATAGCCATAGCTGTGGGGGCATCGTATGCGGGGGCGCAATTAGGCTCGGTAGCGGGTAAATATGTTGGCTCGCAAATATCAAATGCAACAATATCTGCTATAGCAGAAGAAGCCGTTAGTGGTGCTACAAAGAGTATGGTTATGGCTGCTGCTACCGGTGGAGATATTGGGCGTGCCGCTTTAACGGGCGCTGCATCGGGGGCTGTAAGCGCGGGTATTGATGAAGTAGGGGCTTATTTATCTGAGACATACGGCACTATAGACACAATAAAATTAGCTGATGGATTCACTTGGGATGAAACTTCGTTTACTGAAACTTATGAAAGTGTAGGTTTGGAGTTATCAGATATAATTGACGGGTATGAGTCACTTCCCGAAATTGTAAAAGACATAATTTCAGGTACCGCTACTTCGACAATCGAAACCTATGTAACTACAGGTAATGCGCCGAATGAAGAACAACTAGCTTCTATTATGACTAATGCGGCTATTACCGGCAATGCTGCCGCAAGTTTCTTTGAAAACAACCTAGGTATGGATGCTAAAGTTGCCGCTCAAACAACTAAAATAATAGGTGATGTTGTTAATTCTGCCTTTACTGGGGCAGACCCATATGATGCGTATAGAGCAAGTCTTACATCCACCTTCCAACAAGATTTAAATGAAGAAATAAATAATATTACCGGAGGAGGGATCGCACAGGCAGTAGATCAGATTACTGGTAGGGCCGAGGAATACGAAGAATCCAGAATTACCCTTAATAATTCAACAACCGCGGTAAACGAAAAGGGTAATGCAGTTAATAACAAAGTAGCGGAAGCCCAAGCCCTACTAGATGGTAAAACCTACATTCCGGGGTTACCTGCGGGGTACGGGCGTAAGGAGTGGGAAGCAGACGCCGGAAAAAATAGTGCAGAAGCTAGAGCTAGACAGGAAAAGTGGAATCGTGAGTATAAAATAAAACAAACCGAGCTAAACGATTTACAGGCTAGGTACCAAGAGTCATTAGCAGTTTACAAAGGAAATCGGGTAGATTTTGCAGCCGCTCAAGAAAATGTATTTACCGCACAACAATATTTAGATGAAGCGAGTGAACCGACCGTAAGGGTAGCTCAAGCAGCGATTGTAAAAGCATTAGTCCCGGGATTTAATTCTGATGAGTATAGAGAAATACACGGAACATATATTTCAAATCCAGAACAACATTGGTTGGATAGTGGACGTACACTAGCTGTTAGTAGAGATGATTATAATCAGAGGATAAATAGTGGTATAGGTCAAAATAGTGAATTAAATAAACTTATTATGTCCTATGTAAATAAACCGGCAGTAGAAGGAGGAATAACAACCAATGAACAGCTACGAGACCTCTACAACCGCGTTCATGAAGCCCTAGATGCTAATGGGTTGTATAGTCCGGAAGGTGTCGTATCCCCAGATGGCGTAGGAATAGCGTATGGGGTTGCACAAGATTATATGCGGGAAAGAATGGAACGGCTACCATCACTACAAAATATACCGTTAGAAGCAAGAGGAGCA